CAAAGAGGAACGGCTGAACGTATTTGCCTCTGTTGACTTTGCTTTCTCGTTAAGTAAACGGGCTGACTACACAGCCATTGTCGTAATAGGTATTGACAATGCAGGCAATATCTTTATACTTGACATCGACAGGTTCAAGACAGATCGTATCTCTGTCTACTTCGACCACATCCTTCATCTAAATACTAAGTGGGGCTTCCGTAAACTACGGGCAGAGACTACAGTAGCACAGGTTGCTATCGTCAAGCAGTTGAAGGAAAGTATCAAGGAGCATGGGCTGGCCCTTAGTATTGATGAGTACCGACCTAACAAAGGTTCTAAAGAGGAACGGATAGCTGCTATCCTTGAGCCTAGGTATGACAACCTAGCTATCTGGCACTACCGTGGGGGTAACATCCAGATACTTGAAGAAGAGTTATCAAGCAGGAACCCTGCCCACGATGACGTTAAGGATGCCTTAGCAGCAGCAGTGGACATGGCAGTCAAGCCAGCACGTAGGTCCTATAAACGACACACACCTAATGTTGTGTGGGCAAACAACAGATTTAGAGGCGGTTGAACATGAATGAGATAGAACTTTCTGGGGTCATCAATCCAGACACTCTGGCAGTAGAGATCAGTAACCAATGGTTCACTCTGAACCAGAGCCGTAGTGAATGGCTGGAAGAGAAGAAGGAACTACGTAACTACCTCTTTGCTACAGACACAAAGACTACGTCTAACTCAATACTCCCGTGGTCTAACTCTACCACTACCCCTAAGCTAACACAGATCATGGACAATCTCCATGCTAACTACTTCTCCACCCTGTTCCCCCGGCAGCAATGGATGAAGTTTGAGGCAAGCTCTGAGGAAGGCTCTGTGAAGGATAAGAGGGAAACCATTCAGGCCTACATGGACACTAAGCTCCGTCAGTCGGGCTTCGTCGACACTATGTCTGATCTAGTATACGACTGGATTCAGTATGGTAACTGCTTCTCTGCAGTGGAGTGGGAACAAAAGTTCTTGACAAACGAAAACAATGAAGTTATTATTGACTACATTGGACCTAAGGTTGTTCGTATCTCCCCTCAGGATATTGTGTTTGATGCTTCGGCAGCTAGTTTCAAGGACACACGTAAGATCATTCGGAGCCTGAAGACCCTGGGTGAGATTAAGAGAATGGTCCTTGATAACCCTGACAATGCTCACCTACAGGCTGCACTAGACCGTAGCCTAGCCGCAAGGGCTACCGTACTAGGTGGGGATGACAAGTACAAAGACGAAGGTTTCGTTGCTGATGGTTTCGGAAGTATTCGGGAGTACTATGGTTCTGACTATGTAGAAATCCTAACCTTCTATGGTTCAGTCTACAACAAGGACACACAGGCATACGAGTCCGACCGTATCATCACAGTGATGGATCGGTCCTACGTACTGGAGAACAAAGAGAACCCTAGCTGGCTTGGTCACTCACCAATCTTCCATGCAGGATGGAGAGATCGTCCAGATAACCTCTACTCAATGGGTCCACTGGACAACTTGGTTGGTATGCAGTACCGTATCGACCACCTAGAGAACCTTAAGGCAGATGTCTTCGATCAGATTGCCTACCCTATCCTTAAGATCAAGGGTGACGTTGAAGACTTTGACTTCGAGCCTAACACTCGTATCTACCTATGTGAAGAGGGTGACGTAAACTACTTATCCCCGGATGGCACAGCCCTACAGGCTGACATGCAAATCCAAATCCTTGAAGCCAAGATGGAAGAGATGGCAGGGGCACCTAAGCAGGCAATGGGCTTCCGTACCCCCGGTGAGAAGACAGCCTTTGAAGTACAACAGCTTGGTAATGCTGCCTCTCGTATCTTTGAACACAAGACGGGACACTTTGAACGCATCTTCGTTGAGAAAATTCTTAACAGTATGTTGGAGATGGCTAGACGAAACCTTAACCAGTCAGACCTCATTCGGACTATCGACTCGCAGTATGGGATTGAACTGTTCAAGGAGATTACTAAGGATGATCTATCCGCCAACGGTAAGATCGTACCAGTAGGAGCTAGACACTTTGCTGAACGAGCTCGACGGGTGCAGAACATCCAGCAGCTATACCAGATCAAACTGCAAGACCCCTCTGTTGCTGCACACATGTCGGGTAAGGAGTTTGCTAAGATACTCTCAGAGGAGTTAGGTGAACCTACCCTGTTCAGTGAGAACATAGCAGTACAGGAGCAGTTGGAAACAACAGAGGCTCAGCAAGAGTCTCAGATGCAGAATGAAGAGAACCTACGGATGAAACAGGAGCTAGGAATCTAATGGCAGAGAAGTTCAAATCAAGTGGAAACTTTATGGCAGGCAAGCCTGTCAATAAGCCTATGGTCCACACGTCTTCCCCCGTTCTTTGGAAGGACAAGACCTTTGTTGACAAGCTGATGACAGCTACCAGAGGGCTAATCTCAGGGGACGCAGTCATCTACAAACCAAAGAAGAAGAAGGAGTAGGACTATGGGTAAAGCAGACGAACAAGCTAAGGTTTTAGCAAAAGCCAAGGCCCGTCTTGGTGGGAAGAAACGTAAGCCTGCCAAAGCCCAGAAGCCTAAGAAGGGTACTAAGTTCAGCCTGACCGGGGGCTTAAGTGTAAATGGCTGGGATGTAGGTGGCTCTTCAAACAGTGTCAGCTTCAGCCGTACTACAAGCTTCTTCAGAGGGGGTAAGTTCTAGTGAGGAACTCATGGGTCAAAGGGCTCACAGGAGAAGCTAAGGCTAAACGTATCAAGGAAATCATGAACCATAGAAATGCGTTCGATGACCTGAAAGAAATTCTGGAACAGAGCTATCGAAAGAAACCCTCTGTACGGGACTACGATGTTCCTAATTGGGAGCACCGTCAAATCGCAGTCAACGAGTATAACCAATGTCTCGACGATCTGTTGTCACTAATCACCTTAACCAAAGGGTAAACAATGTCACTATTTGAAGAGCCTCAAACCACAGAGGGAACTAATGGCCAAGAAGAATCATATCTTGACCAAGTCGTAAAGACAAAAGGAACTAACTGGAGTGACCCTGAGGTACTAGCCAAAGGTAAGCTCGAAGCAGACACATACATTCAGTCCCTCGAAGGTCAGCTTGCTGAGTTACGGACGGACATGTCTAAGAATGACTATGCTGCTCAGTTAATCCAAGAGCTAAAGGGAGAGGCTACAGCCACTGGCGATGTATCCCTAGCTCTCGAAACAAATACCGCCAGCACTGACGAACCTGCCACACCAGTAGGCCAAAGTGAGGATGACCTGAAAAGCCTTGTAGAGAAAGCACTATCAGACCGAGACAAAAGTAAGATCACCGAGAGTAATCAGAAACTTGTTGAGGAAGAACTGACGAAGAAGTTTGGTACCGATGCTCAGGCAAAGGTCAGCCAACGGGCTAAAGAATTGGGAATGGAACTGAGTCGTATGCAAGAAATTGCCTCTGAGTCTCCTAACGCATTCCTCTCCCTGATGGGGGAGCCTGTCAAAGACCTAGGTTCTATGACTAACTCGTCTATTCGTACTGAGAGTGTGACACAACAAGCCTCTTCTGACAGGGACTGGAACTACTACCAGAAACTGCGGAAGGAAAATCGTAATCTATACTACACACCTAAAATGCAACAGCAAATCTTAGACGACAAGGAACGTCTGGGTGTGAAGTTTGGAATGTAGGAGATAAACTATGTCTATGAATACTAGCAACATGTCTCTCCTTACTCGTACAGATTTATGGTCTGCCGAGCTTAAGGAGATTCTTCGGGATGAGATGATGGCCCAGAACTACGTCCGTATGTTGGACGGGTTCGGTGATGGTACAACATTGCACATCCCTTCAATCGGCCAAGCACAGGTTGATGACTACACTGAAGATCAGGCAGTCACATACCGTCCGATGGATACTGGTGAGTTCACCTTTACCATCGACAAGTACTTGTCCTCTGCTTCGTACATGACGAAGAAAGCTGAGCAAGATGCTTTCTATGCCAACGAAATGTTGAGCCGTTTTGTTCCTGAGCAGGAACGTGCCATTATGGAACACTTCGAGACTACTACCTTTGCTGCCCCTGAAGCGGGTGTCACTGCGAATAGTGTCGAAAGCATTGACGGTGTTGAGCATCGTTGGGCTGGTGTTGCTGGTGCTATCTCAGTAGATGACTTTGCACGTGCTATGTATGCACTGAAAAAGGCAAACGTCCCACAGAAGAACATGGTGGCTATTGTTGATCCTTCGGTTGAGTATACTATTAACTCTATCTCGAACATCACCAATATCTCCAACAACCCAATGTGGGAAGGTGTCGTTGCAGACGGTATCGCAACTGGTATGCGGTTCGTTAAGAACATCTTTGGATTTGATGTTTACACATCTAACTTCCTCTCTGATGTTACTGACTCTGCTCTGGACGATAGTGCTGATACCGATGTTGACTTCTCTACTGTCAACGGTAAGGCTAACCTGTTCTTCTCTGCTGACCAAGGTGTTAACCCATTCGTGGGTGCATGGCGTCAGGCTCCAGAGGTGGACTACGAGTATAACAAAGATTTCCAACGTCATGAGTGGGTAACCACTGCTCGTTACGGTGTCGATCTGTACCGTCCTGAAAACATGGTACGTGTTATCACAAAACCAACAGTATAAGGAGATAGATAATGTCTTACACTAATGCCGATGGACTCAGTGTCCTAACAGGTGGTGATGCTGGTGTTGCTGCTGGTGCTGGTACTGCTACCAAGTCTGTTAAGCAGACTCTGGTTTGGGACCTAGCCGATGCAACTGCACTTGATACATCTGCTGCAGACCCTGCTGCTAACGACCCTTTCATCCCAGCTAATGCATTCATCACGAATGCTTGGTTTGTGGTGGATGAAGCCTTTACCTCTGCGGGTTCGGCTACTCTGGGTCTTGGCCTGTACAACTCTGCAGGTACTGTCATTGATGCTGATGGCATTGATGCTGCTATTGCCAAAGCTGCACTTGCTGCAGACATGGGTGTAGTATGTGACGGTGTGCTGGTTGACGGTACAGAGAACGTAGGTGCAGCTAATGCCTACGTTGGTGCTCTGTATGCAACTGCAGCCTTCACTGCAGGATCAGGTAAACTGGTTATTGAGTACATCAACGTACTCTAATACTAAAGGAGAGGGGCATTTATTTGTCCCTCTTCACACTTTCCCCTTGACAGGAATTTCGGGGCCTGTATAATAGATTAAGAAAGGTTCCCAGAAATGGTACAACACTCCTCTCTCACTGGTTCTGAGTGTCATGAGCCTAAAGGTGCAGATACTGCAAGTGCAGGAGAAATCTTCGTAGCTGATGGTGCAGGTTCTGGGTCTTGGACAGAAAATGTAGAAATCGAATACGGAGCTATCAATAACCAAGAGACTGATGCTGTATCTGTCTCTTCAATTGGTACTACAGCCCAGACCCTACCATTTACAAACGATGGGGTGAGTGAGGGTGTCGTTACTGACGCAGCTAACAACCGACTGACCTTGACCAATGCAGGTGTGTATTGGGTCAACTTCAATATGTCCTTCAGTACTGTAGCCTCTGGTGACAGTGGTGACTACATCTTCAAACTCTTGGATGATGGGGTATTTACTGGTTGTAGTGTTCACCGTGAGATGTCAGGTGGCCCTGACACAGGGTCTACATCCTTCTCCTTCTTAGTTGATGCTGGTGCTGGTTCCCAAATGACTGTCACAGTGGAGAGTGATAGTGGCGGTAACTCAGATGATATTGACATCAACTTTGCTAACCTCATAGCTGCTCGTCTATCATAAGGAGAGAGTAATGAAGTCAACCCTCTTAGAAATTGTACAATCCATCCTCTCCGATATGGATGCAGAGGACGTGAATACACTCTCTGAAACAGTAGAGGCTACTCAGATTGCTTCTGTTGTACAGGACACGTTCTACAATATCATAGCTGGCCGGGAGATGCCTGAGCACCGTAAGTTAGTCAACCTAACTTCCTTGAGTAACTCAGATAAGCCTACTCACTTCACCTACCCAGATAACCTTAAGGGTCTGACGAAGATTTCGTACAACGTGACGACTGGTTCGACCCCTGACTGGAGGACTATCAAGTTCGTAGAACCTGACTACTTCCTAGAGAACATGCCTGAGACAGACCTTGAGGTAGACACAGTAGCAGGCGGTGTTAAAATCTATGTAGGTACCACGGCTATGCCATCCTACTACACATCGTTTAACGACGAACACATCATCATGAACTCGTATGTTGCCCTTGAAGAGGACAACCTCATGGCCTCTAAGACTAGGGCCTATATCACTGAGTATCCAATCTTCTCACAGACGGATGCCCATGTCCCTGACCTAGATGAGACCATGTTCCCTTACCTCTTAGCAGAGGCTAAGTCTACTTGCTTCTCTCTCTTCAAGTCAGGTACTGACCCAAAGATAGAACAGGCAGCTAGACGGCTGAAGTCATACATTCGTAACGACCTGCACAAGACAAAGGAAGCTAACGTCAAAGGAAAGGTAGGCTACGGGAGATGAACTTAGTCTACTCTCATGAAGAACAGACATGTGTAATCAAGTCAGACAAGATGGCTACAGAGGTCAAGGTACAGAAGAGGCCTGCAATACCACCTACGTTCTTCCAGATGTCTGTACTAAAGGCATGAGCTTCACCAACTGTAAAGGTGGAGTCAGATGCACTATCCTCTAGCTCTACTGCTAGTCTCCGTCTACGGGAACCATCCCTTGAGAGTACACAATTAGACTCATCAATAGAGGCATTATCTGGAAA